GTTGGACAGGTTCTACTATGCAAGTCATAACTACATCCTGCAATGAAGTCTGACAAACCTAGTGTAATCCGCCAGGAGTGCAAAGTGCGTGTGCATTTTAAAAATAGTCCAGTTCTCCAAACTAGACCTCAATCAGGGAATATTTAATTTGTTTAGCCACTGATTGGGATTTTAAAACATCGGAACTTGTGGGAGCCAGCTTCCCCCCGCGTCAAGTCCATCCAACACCGATTATAACTACACGGATGGGCCTAACTGTCACAACTTATCCGCTCTATAATGCCGGATTTACCCCCGGAAGGTAGTGATCGTATACGATCGTGTAAACATTAAAGTTAAGAAAAGTTGAAGATTGCGTCACTACTGCGGTTTTATGTAGGAACACCCGGTCAGAACGATGAAGCAGTGGTACTGTTAATTTACCTACCATTCCGAGAGCGCGGTAAAAATTCATGCTCATTCCCCATAATCCTGACTAGGTCAATCAGTGTCATACGCAGCAGGCGTTATTAGTCGAAATAATGGCTAACTTAATTCCAGCCATCATTAAGTTCCAAATTCCAACGATACACGCACCAGTAAAAAGGTGAATTAAGTAATGTCCCACCATTATCCCCGTACTGAGTACACGTGAAACGGGATATGACACGCCAGTACGGGTAAGTCTGCAGGAAGATATCGGGCGACCAATCCGATTTTCAGATGCTATCTTTGGATTCAATAAATTAAATTATGGAATCCAATTCATAGAATCCGATTCACATCAGTCACAACTGTCCATATGCGGCTGATGGATAGCATCTTCTTCATCACACGGTATTATAACATATTCATCATGCGCATGCCATTCGTAGCAAGCCGCATTCCAGCTTTCTGAATGGCTGGATTTGCTGCGAGTGCTCCAACAGCGTTCATAGCCATGTTTGCAAGCTTCACTGGCGTTGAATCAGATTCACGCTGAGTCTGACGTGCATGCACGGCAGCATTGGCTGGCAAGGTGAATGATTTTCCATACAGGATGGTACCAGGTCGATAGCGTGCGGCGCGTTGTACAGTGGACGTCAAGGAGTAAGTGTTGTTGTGCTGAGAAGTTCCAGATTGAAAGTTGTCAATCAACATCATGAAACTCGAGTACTTTGGCACAAGTACTGACTCCTCGAAGGATGTGTCGCACTGAAATGTATGCGAGCGCACGGCATCAGCAGGATAGGTGTTGCTTTGAATGGTGTTACGCAGTTGTTCACCGTTCATGCACATAGACCGTTTATCCTGACGCATCATATCACAAATCTCCAAGTACGTGGGGACAATCATAGGAGAATCACCTTTTACCACACCCGCAAAGTTGCGAATATCGGACAACTCACGAGTGCTCGACTCATGTTCTTTATTCGCTGTGTGTGTGCCGTGAAAGTGATCATATATCTGAGCCAGAAGATCGTTTCTGCCCAGCATATTGCCTTTATTGCCTCCACCGTCAATGTCTGAGATAAGATTGATGCCGCCATTATAACGCATCACACGAACTTCACCTCCCACTGAAAAATTTTCAGTGATGTTCCTCATGCGAAAGGAGCCACGCAGAGGTATCGACTCTGTCCTTCCAGTAGAATCATGCGCAAGCATGGCAACTCCATCAATAGCATCCACATGGAACAATGAGTTATGATTTGGTGCATCACCATGTTGTAAATCGGAAAATTGTGATGCCCGAATCAACTCTTGACCAACCACGACCGGAGGAACAGCGCCACTTGAGGCGTTTCCAAGTTTTAGGCGATACACACAGCCAATGATATCATCAGATGAACCTGGATTCATGATGACAAGTACACTGTTATCGCCTGCAGTTGGAAGACTGCCGATCAATGAAGCAAAGTCGACCTGTCCGTCCGAGCGATCACTCGCCTGGTAATTTAGATAATCGCCAGTGACTGGTGCCGTGCCACGAATGACAGTGTGAGCATAACCCTCAATCGGTGTGCAAGGTCCAACGCCGCTGGCAAGAATCGTCGAGTCGGGATGCTGAGCAAAAGCGTCGTAGTAGCCCTGGCCGCGTGGTGCGAAAGCATTCGTGCGGAGGGCTCCCTGTGAGAATTGCTGTTGCTGTGAAGGGAGTGCTCGTGGTATGCTGCGTAGCTGCGCATTGCGCCGTAGTTGTGCCTGTGTACGACGACGTGCTACGGGGCGGTTGCGGTTGCCACGTGCAGCTGGAGCGCCTTGTGCAATAGTGGGTTTCTTTGCGACCATCGCGCGGTCGATGCGGGCCGAAAGCTGATCCACCATGCGTTGGAGAGCGGCATTGGATTGCACCTGTTGACGCTGACCTTGTCCACGAGCGGCCATTTCGCCTTATTGCAAAAGTAAAAGCAGAAGGCAAATCAGTGATGAACTCCGTGTTAACGAAGTTGAATACTGTGCAGTGAAGAAGATACTATCACTGCTGGTGGGTGCTGGGTGTACCGTAAGGTATGCAACTTGAAAATGACGCACTAATTGGCTGTCTTCAACAGCTAATTAAGTAATCACTGAGCAGAATGCTTGTAATTGCCTATATCACCATCGTTGGCGCGCACGTCTACCGCCTGGTTCCGTTGGTGATGCAAGCAATGGGGTGGACCTGTCCCCGGACACAATGGCAGGCAGTGAATGGCTTTCATTTTGCCCGGCAAATAAAGTGTCATAAAGCGATATTTGCTGCGCAGGCCTAGACGCGCAATCTTCGCTTTCATCATGCGGTTTCCCAACACACGCATGGAGTGGCTCACTACGAAGGGTCAGTTTCCGTAGTGGATCATGATTCCGAAAATCAAACAAGGAAATGCCAGGTAGCTTTCTTCCAGACGCGGCTGGCGGTTTGTATTGTGGCGCAGGATCGTCCATAAACACTTCACCAGTCGTCGCGTGTATGTTTTCCGGCTCAAGATCTACGTTGGGTCTGTCCCTAAGGTACCGTAGACATGTGCCTTCTACTAAGGTAGTGTTTGCCAAACTACTACCCTGCTGGTCGTGTCGGTTGCGTATCTGTTCGCTGTTGTCAGTGACAGGTAACGCAGAAGGCACGCGGAACTGCACGTTGTCCCGCTTTGGTTTCGTGGTCCCCTTCGGATTTTTATCCGCTAACCCTAATCGCTCATGCTTGGCGATTTCATCTTCCTCCGACCCTGGAGATTCTGAGGGTGCAGGAGACCACACTTCAGCAAGCTTTAGGTGGGTTTCTCTGTCTAATGAGTATACGGACCTCCGCGGCAAGACGTCAGGGAACTGATACCCACGTCCATGCCCAAAAATCTGAGTTAAAATTGCGTCTTCTTTCATTCTGTCCGCATGAGACATACGCCGCCGTCGATAGATATGATGTTGTAATCTGCTTACAGCAATGTTCAATGATGTGTTAGCTGAATTGCGCGGTAGATACTCAATTATAATGTCACTCACATTTGATGGCAATAACATCATCATGTATAACCATCGTTGAGTGCACAAATCCTGCGTTTTCACACACGCCCACGAATTTAACGCAATCAATGCATATGTTCGTGGACGATCGAGCTCTACATCCTCTCCAGTACTCACAGCGTACGTTTTCTCAGCAAAAGACACAATGCTTTGATCATAAGTGCCCAAAACACTGTTGCCTGGAGAATCACGTGGCCATGATATTGGATAACGTGGATTGGGTGGGAAATTAGATGCACGTTGTTGTGCAAATGGTGTGAGGGGAGTCGTCGTATTACAATGATTTAGACCACGCGGTATGACATGACCTTTACCACCATAACCAGAACCGCCTCCACCTCCACTACCACCACCTCCCCCACATCTGCGCAACAATGGATCCGACATCATTTCTGCTGTATTTGGATCAGCAATTGCTGGAGCAGCATCATCTTCGTCTTCTGAATCGGTCGGCGTTGAAATCTGGATCGCAATATGGTTTAACTGGGATGCCTCCTGTACCCAAGTGTCTTCTTCTGGGTCAGGCTGCGCCGCCTCAAGATTTGTTGCATAATCCTGTTCGCTCACTGGAGGGATCATATATTCACATTCCAAGTGGCAGGCGGTCGCAATACACTCTTTAGACAGCCCGAGCGCTTTTGCAACGGTAGAAGAGATCATGCGCTCTTGAATAATCGTAGCGGGATTCGTAAAATGACTTTCATCAAAGGACAAGGATGCCCAAGACCTGTCAGCTGCCCACCATTCTGCCATCTCTTGCTTGATAGCCTCTTTAGATAGCTTGGTGAAATGATCAAAGTGATTCACTTTGACCATGGCGTAAGCGCTGACTTTTGCCTTAGCCAACTTGTCGAGCATCTCGCCATAAATTTTGGTGATAGTTTTATCACCATCAACGTGCCCCAATCGCTTCTTGTCATCGCTGTACACTGTCGTCGCATCTTCGGCGCAACGCTCGTAAGCATACTCGAATGCTGCACGGCACCAATGACGTACCACTAAGCATGAGCCTAAACTCACGGAACGCTGCCATAGATCAGTGCACAGCCCTGCCCATTCAGTGGCTGTTATTTCAGTACTCTTCACTTCAGTGGGCACCTTTGGACGACTAAGATGAAAAGCGATCAACCGTCCCATTGTCCGAGCAGGTTTTGGCATATGTATATAGCCATCTTTACCACAAAAGATGTGATATCTTGAACACAACTCGCAATCTGTTTTCTCACCATATTCATTGCAAACATCAAGAAGTTTGTAATATGGTTCATCAGCAAGCGCTTTATCTTCTGAACTTTTGTACCTATCAGATGGTGTGCCGACAAGATTATCATCGCCGTCACCACAACTAAAAGGTTCAAGTCCAGATAAGATACGATTGATCTTCATTTTGGCATGACGCTTACGCTCATCGATGCTCCATGGTGTACCAGTAGGACTTGTTTCTTTTGCCAACCAGTATCTATATTCCTTGGTCAAATCTTTGAGCAGAACAATGATCCGATTGAAGAAAGAAGTCATGCGTTCGCCAGAAAACAACAACGAATCTTTTGAATCAAGAAACGCTGTAATATAGCGCAAACACCATTTCAATCTTCCTTTCTCAGAGGCTTCTAAAACCGGATCGCGTCGTTGCATAAGCAATTGAAGTTTCTCTCGTAATGCACTCACCGTTTTCTTGATCACTCGTTCAAAGTTCATTCGATCCTGTTCGGTTATTGAGCTGTCCATAGCAGTGAGATCTTCACTCCATGGTATTAGACCAGCGGCTTTGAATTTATTGAGCAATTCAACGACGTTTGCATCGCTCTCTTCCAATGACAAACCCTTGAGATGAAAGTGTTTGTACTCTTCTTTCCATAAAGCTTCCATTGGTCCCAATGTCTCAGCGTCGGACATGTTCTGGGTAGGTCCCAAATTGCCAATGAGCCGTGGTAACTTATTCTCTGGTAATTGTATTTCCCCAGATTTGACAAAACCACGTATCATCACATCTCTGACAGCAAAACAGAAATCAGTGCATCGTCGTAGCACGCCACGCCAAGTGTAGAAAGGCATGCGTACTGACTGCTGCGCTGCTCTCTCAGGTTCTGTTTCTTGCATCTCACTACCCCATACCTTAGGTGGTTTGACTGACCAAACAAGTGTTTCTGAAACTCTATTCATTGAAGCACGGAAATGATCACCCATAATATCACTCACCTCAAGCATGTCTTCGTTTACTTCGTCAGAGACCGGTTGCAATTTGTTTCCAGTCACTTTACTGTAGAGTACTCTCAAGTGTCTGTGCATGCCACCACGTTCATTCGCTTCAGAATCATCATAAGGTGGAATGATCTCCACAGCTTCAGGAAAGGCAGCCACAATAGAATAATCCATAGTGTCTACCTCGCCTGGCATTTTAACCTTACGACCTTTCTGACGGTCAATGTGCAGCTCTTCATTAGTTTTGGAACGGAGTAATACTGTTGGACGAAGCTCACCTGGCTTAGCAACCTCTGGATCCCATTCCCTATTAGGAATCAACCTGTAATGGTTTGGACCCAATTGTCGAGTTTGATGCCTGGCATGATGAGCGTCAAGTTTCAACAGTTTATCTTCAGTGGAGCAATGGCAAGCCTCAACTCCTTGTTGACGTTCCCAGCCGCATGAACAACACTTACGCACTTCGGTCATTTGCCCATTGATACATCTGAAGCAAATTAGATCCGTAATGCGATCATCGCGTTGCTTTTTCTTGAGCGGCTTGAT